CCAGAGATGTGAACTTCAATATCGGATTAACAGGTGCAGCCTTTTACCACTTGAAACTGTGTCCAGATCGATTCAATATTCTTATGCATAAGAAAATATTCGTTCCAAGGCTAGAAGATGCAAATGATGGGGGGTACAACCAAGCAGACTATAGGGCTTCGAACTATAGAGTTTGGAAAACGTACGTCCCTTTTAAACGTCCAATTACATTCGACGATGACATAAGTGGAGATATCGCCGATAAAGGTATATTCTCTTTATTTTGGTATGACTGCCCAATGGATGCAGGATCCACGCCGTCAACATTAGCCGTGCTAAACTTCAATGAAGAAGCCGTTGCATTCTATAAAGAACCCAAGTAACCCGGAAGGACGCCCTATGGGGCGCTCTCGCCTTCGGCTCGGGGGGCCTTCGGCCCTAAAAATAAACAGTGAATGGATCCGTGTGTGTGTTAAGGGTCGGGCTCGGCGACGGCCGCCGGGGGCGGCTCGGCCTCGGCCTCCGTTACGCTGAAGAGGCTGAGCGCGCTTCGCGCTTTGTGAATAAATTAAAATTAGTTTGCAAGTTTATCTCTATACTCTTGCGTAATCCGTAGTTTACAACTGTCGGATATTAGTAACATGGAAACGATCTTGTGACATCTGGGTACGATCGGGTTCTTCATTCGAGAAGACTATCACCAAGGGAGTGGCCATCAAAACCTTCATACCACTCTCGTATTTCGGACTGAACACTAGCTGATCCTTCAACATTTCCAGAACGGAATATTGAAGATACATCATCTGGGTGCGGGGGACATCGAACAAAAATACAGACTTAGTCTCATCAATTGCATACGCTTGATCGTCACGTTTTCCAATTTTCATAACCTGCACCTTATCAGGGTGAACCGATAGAGCCCAGCGAGTGAACCAACTCTTACCGGAATTTCCTACTTCGTCGACGAGGAATCTAATTTCGCGAGGGTGGTGGTTATCTCCGTGTACCATTCGGGCAAGCCCGTCTTGCCAACCTGGACGGGGATCTGCCCCGTCAACAAGGCTTGGAGTGGGGAGATGCGCTTGGGCGATGTCAAGGCAGCGTCTGTTGTAGCGAGCAAAGAGACTGGGATTAAAGAGGATAATTTCGCGTCGAGTTGGGAGTCGGCCCAAACTTTGGACCCATTCGATAAAGTCAGACCAATCGGATCGCCGTCCTTGTCCAACAGAGTCGAGTCGTAGCCCGTGTTCGACAAAGGCTCCATCTTTCTTGCAGTAAGTGGCGGCGGCTTCAGAAGTAGACTTCAAAGGTTCGATATGAACACGGACTCGTTCAGAAATGAGACGTTGAATAACTGAGGCTCGAGTAGAAGTTTTGACTTGAATGAATCCTTGAAGATGCTGAGTACCCTGTTCTCCGACCTCAAAGCCGTAAACAAGATACTGCACACGATCAGAAGTACCGAGAAGGCGTAGGCGGTCAACATCAGCGGGAACGTAGTTGTTGAAGGTAAAACAGAACGCAAGGCGCTGGACGTTAAGAAGAGCCATGTTTGCTTTAAAAGAAAACAAATTTTATGGGAGGAAGTGTCCTTTGTAATACTGGGCGGACACTTCTCATTTTGCACCGCGCTCGATTTATTGCGAACCAACAGGCTCGCTTTCTTCTCCACGATTAATTCGAAAAATTTATTTACATGGGTTTGGGTGGTCGGAGTCGGAGTCGCTCAGGCGGGCGGTTCAAAAAGCGGAAGACCAACACGCGCGGACGTAAACGTTACGTCGGTACCGCGATGCTCGTCACGAAAAAACGCAAGTCGGTCACATGGAAAAAGCGTGCCATCAAAGCGATGAGTGCTGAAGTCGGCTTAGCGCAAGCTTGCAAAGCTGATAGAATGTCCAATGCCGCAAATACTCAATTGGATTCAAGACGACTGTACGTCACAAAGCTAAATAGGGTTGAGGCTTTAGACGCATGGGTATCCGGTAAAACCGTTGATGCTAACAGACGTTTACGAGCGTTAGTGGATTTAAGAGGATGGCGTATAACCTTATCATTGTTAAATGGTTGGAATAAACCTATTTGGTTTCATTACTGTATCGTTCACGACAAGAAAAGTTCCAACCAAGACCAAGTCAGTACATCTGACTTCTTTCGAGATCACGAAGCATCCAGAGATGTGAACTTCAATATCGGATTAACAGGTGCAGCCTTTTACCACTTGAA